ATTTTGAGCAAAAGGCGGAAAAGATCATTTTTGAGGAGATTGTTCAATTCATTGTTAAGTATGGTTCAGCAATTACCATTGAAGCACTCAACATTGAGGTAGAAAATCGCACGGATCTCAATGAAACTGAAGTCAAAGAGATCCGAGAAATCAATTCGTCTTTAAATGATGCTCCTGTAGAAAAGCAGTGGTTGCTTGACACTACCGAAAAGTGGTGTCGTGATCGTGCTATTTACTTAGCACTTATGGAGTCAATTCATATTGCTGATGGAAATAATGAGAAGAAAAATCGTGATGCGATTCCAAGCATTCTTTCCGATGCTCTAGCAGTATCGTTTGATAACAATATTGGGCATGATTATCTTCAGAACTACGAGGATCGTTATGAATTTTACCACCGTAAAGAAGATAAGATCGAGTTTGATCTGGAATATTTCAACAAAATCACGAAAGGTGGTATACCTAATAAGACTCTCAATATCGCTCTCGCTGGTACGGGCGTCGGAAAAAGTCTCTTCATGTGCCACGTTGCTTCTTCCGTCTTACTGCAAGGCAGGAACGTACTCTATATCACTCTTGAAATGGCGGAAGAGCGAATTGCAGAAAGAATTGATGCAAACCTTCTCAATGTCCCGATTCAGCAACTGGTTGATCTCCCGCGCTCAACGTTTGAGAATAAAGTAAATAGTATTGGAAAGAAGACTCAAGGTTCTTTGATAATCAAAGAATATCCTACTGCTTCAGCGCACTCAGGACATTTTAAGGCACTTCTCAATGAACTTTCACTTAAAAAGTCATTTAGACCTGATATTATTTTCATTGATTACCTTAATATATGTGCTTCCAGCAGGTATAAGTCAAATCTTTCTGTCAATTCATATTCATATATTAAAGCGATTGCTGAAGAACTTCGCGGTTTGGCGGTGGAATTCAATGTTCCCATTGTCTCTGCTACCCAGACTACTCGCAGTGGTTATGGGAACTCTGATGTTGAACTTACTGATACTAGTGAGTCCTTTGGTCTCCCTGCTACTGCTGATCTTATGTTTGCCCTTATTAGTACTGAAGAGTTGGAAGGGTTGGGACAGATTATGGTGAAGCAATTGAAGAACCGTTATAATGACCCCACTATCTACAAACGTTTTATTGTGGGTATTGATCGTGCTAAAATGAGACTGTATGATTGCGAACAGTCAGCACAAAAAGATATACTTGACTCTGGAAACGAAGACGAGTATAATGATTACGAAGACAAGAAACCTAAAAAGTCGTTTGAAGGATTTAAATTTTAATGGAAACTGCAAAACACGTTGATTTTGATAAGTATGCTGAGTTTGTCGATGCTGTAACTTCCGATGCATCGAAAGACTTTCTTGCGCTCTCCGATCGTCTGGTTCAATTGGATGAGAAAGGTGCTAACATTGAACGTCTTCTGACTGCTTCTGTTGGTATCAATGCAGAAGGTGGTGAGTTTATGGAAATTGTTAAGAAGATGATTTTTCAAGGCAAACCTTATAATGATGATAACCGTGAGCATCTGATTATTGAACTGGGTGATATTATGTGGTACGTTGCCCAAGCGTGTATCGCACTTGATGTCACTCTTGATGATGTAGTTGCTCGTAATGTTCAGAAACTTCTGAAGCGTTATCCTGAAGGTGCTTTTGATGTTTATTTCTCCGAAAACCGTGCTGCTGACGACCGATGAGTAAAGATAAGAAAGTGACAATTAAAATGGATGCCCGTTGTGCTGCCGCAGTTCGTCAAGTTCTGTTTGAATCCCAAAAAGGATATACTTATGATGAAGTAAGTATTCCTCCACGTATTGCTGATATTCGCACAGTTATTCGAGATATTGATGATGGTATTGGCGCTGTTCTTGGCGTCTGATAAATATTTCAAAAAATATGTCTATTCTTGGTAAAAGAAAAGGAAGACCAACTACTCAAATTCAGTTTGACGCACTTCTCAAAAGATTTACTATTTTTTTAAAAAGAGAATTGCGTCTTACTTATGATATTCCAGTCATTTTGGTGGATGATGCTGACTTTGCAAAAAGAAGTGCAGCATTTGGGCAAATTTCAAAAGATAACGTTATTTACCTTACTGTAATTAATCGTCATCCTATGGATATTTTAAGAACACTTGCTCATGAATATGTCCACTATAAGCAGAATGTTGAGAAGGGTTTAGATCGTAGAAGTTCTCATGCGGGTAGTCCAATTGAAAATCAAGCAAATGCAAAAGCAGGCGAATTGATAAGGAAATATGGTCAACTTCATCCAGAACTATTTGACCTTATGCCACTTCGGTGATATAGTGGTTTTATTGGGGTATTAGTTTAATTAGTAAAATCTATCTCTTGCACAGATAAGAAAACGGGGCAGAACCGTTATACTCCATTATAAATAGAGAGTAGTAGAGTTGCTATTTCAAAATGGGTAAAAAAGTTTATGATTGGTCTATAATATCTGCGGATTATAATGCTGGTTTAGGATATAGGGACTTGCATAAAAAATATGGTATTAGTGCTGGGGCAATAGCAAAAGCTAGAAAGCGAGGAGATATACAATCAAGAACAATTAGTGAAGGTCTTAAGGTTCATTTTAAAAATAATCCAAAAGAATTGTCTGATTTTGGAACACATAGGATATGTAGATGTTGCAAACAACATAAAGAAATAACGGATTTTAGAATAGCAAATAGAGGAAAGCAAAATTACTATCGGTGGATGTGTTTTTCTTGTGAAAGAGTTGTATTAGATAACAGAAAAACTGAATATAAAGAAGAATTTTTAAATTATAAAAAAACTTTATCTTGCAATAGATGTGGTATTTCTGATCATAGAGTTCTTCAATTTCATCATAAAGATTTAAATAAAGAGTTTGATGTTTCATCAAAAGTTGGGCAAAGAAAACTCTCCTCTCTTATGAGGGAAATTAATAAATGTGAAGTTCTTTGTGCAAATTGTCATTTCATAGAACACTATGAACAAAAAGGTAAAATGTGATATAATATTATTATGCCCGTGTAGCCCAACGGCAGGAGGCAAATGATTTAGGATCATTACAGTGGAAGTTCGAATCTTCTCACGGGCATTTATAAAGAATAAATATATATTAGATAGGTTAGATACTGATCTGTAATAATATAAAAAAGTATAGAATGAAAAATTTTCCTCAGTTTCTTTCAGAAGCAACCACAGCATCTGTTCAAGCAAAACGCCTTGGATTGGTTGGCGATGGGCATGGAGGGTGGTATAATAGGGCCACAGGTGAATTTGAAGCAAAGTCCATGGGCGCTAAACTGAAGTTTTACAACAAACGGCAGGTTATTGGTGGTAAGGATCCAAAGCAGTCTGAGTTTGAAAAGGACATTCCTCTCGGATCTTCTGCAGAATCAGTTCCCCAACAGATGCCCCAACAAGAGATTCCTCTTGACCAACAACCAGCACCAGAACAGCAAGTTGATCAACAATTACCTCCTCAAAGTTTTCTGCCAGTTGAAAAAACCAGAGGCACTCTCACTGTTGCTTTTGGTCGATTTAATCCCCCAACAATTGGGCACCAACAATTGATGGATACTGCAGCAATGGCAGCAATGGAAGATGGTGGAGATTATTTGATTGTTCCTTCTCGTAGTCAAGATAAGAAGAAAAATCCTTTAGATCCTGATACGAAAATTTCTTATATGAGAAGGATGTTTCCTGATCATAGTGAAAGAATTGTCAATGATCCAAATTTTAGAACTATTTTTGATGTACTAAAGAAGGCACATAATGATGGATATGCTAATGTAAGAATTATTGGTGGAGCAGATAGAGTTAAAGAATTTGAAAAACTTTCTAACAATTATAATGGGCAACTTTATCAATTTGATATGATTGAGGTCCTTTCTTCTGGTGACAGAGATCCTGACAGCAATAAAGGTGTAGAAGGAGTTTCTGCTTCGAGACTAAGACTTGCTGCTGCAGAAGGAGATTTTATTACATTTCGTTCAGGTCTTCCTAAAGGAGTTAGAACTAAACAAGCACTTGAGTTGTTTGATCTTGTTCGTCAGGGAATGGGTATTCAGGAGATTCAGCAAGAAGGATACAATACGTGGGAGATTGCTCCAAAATTTGATCAACAAACTTTAAGAGAAAATTATATTGATGAGAGTATTTTTAAAGTTGATGAATTTGTTGAAAATTTAAATACAGGTTTAGTTGGACGTATAATTCGTAGAGGAACAAATTATTTGATTTGTGTGACAGAAAATGGAATGATGTTCAAGTCTTGGATTAAAGATGTTAAAGAATCTTATTCTGAAAAAACAATGTCAAGAATGATGAGAATGCCTGGAAAACCAAATACTTTGATTGGAACTACTGGATTTTTTAAATATGCTGCAATGATGACTCCTGGAGCAGTTGGAACAGGTGCGGAAAATCTTCAAGTTGGTGGAAAACCTTATGGTTTAAAATTGATAAATAAAAATAGGAAAAAGTAAAACGTTAAATTCTCCTCATGAAAAAGCATATTGCTGAAGATCTTCCTGCAAGAAAACATCCGCAGGCACAAATGTCTGC